GTGTCCTTGTAATTCTTCAACATTAAAAGCGCAGTTAATTACACTACCACCATCATCAAACACCTTTTCTCTTAACCAGCACATATTAATATAGATTTTATCTACTGCCATTTTTTCCTCTTTCTTTTTTTGACTCGCTTATTTCTTTGAACATTTTTTGGTTTTCAACTAAATGTTCTTGGCAAGAATAACCTAAGGTAATTGTTTTTCCGTCCTTGTAATCTGTAAACCGATATTCTGCCTGCTTAAAGCAAGAGTCGTTTTTGCAAAAATTTGGATATATTTCATTAATTTCCATAGTTATAAACAATCTCTACAGGTATTGTAAATTGCGGCGCTGCAGTCATTGACTGCCTTTCTTTTTTAATTTTATAAGGTGCATTTATAGTAATGGATAATCGGTAATATTTCATTTATTAACTTTCGCAAAATACTTATCACCATTTTTATATCTTTTTTCTAACACACCTAATCTTTTATGAGCCGCGCCGTTCTCTTTTATTCTACCTAGCGATAACAAGTAGCGGTATAATGAGATTGCGCCAAAAACTGAAATATGATCGTCGCTATTTTGACTGCCCATCAATATCTCCTTCAATTACTTGCTGTCTTTTATACTCAATCAATTGATTTCTAATGCTTAACAAATCTGCTTTTAATGTTTTGTAGGGAGCTTTCCACTCACCACCTTCAACGCACGGCACTTTAGTAGATGTGGTCATTTCCAGGCTATTAATCAACAGCACAAGCTCAGACTCTGTGCACTTTATGGTAGCTGACGCTACTTTGCTCATCTAATCCTCCTAATTTCTTCATATACTTTATTAAATACAACATAGGCACCTATTATTGCCACCAACCATAAAACAGCCGCTATGGCTAAAATAAACATATTTGCAATAAACGTAGATATACCAGTCACGCTAACCTCCAAGTGTGTACTTTTTTACCATAATTACCATTAACCATTAAATCTGTTTTTACTAAAAAATTCTCAGCAGTCAAGTCTGTTATTGCTCGCCGCACAGAAGTCAATGGGTAGCTAACATCATACCTTGACTTTAGTATTTGCTCTACTTGATGCGGTGCAAACACACTCCCATCAGCAAAAATACTATAAATTAATTTTTTTTGCTTACTCGTTTTATCCCAGCTAATCTTGAGAGTGCTACCGGTTTCATTGTTTGTATTATAGTAAGACATAAGACCTCCTTAAATTGGACTTTTGTTGCCTCGATATATAGGGTCAGTACCAAAAGCTTCTTCAAGTGCGTCCATCACACTATCTTCGCGCTTTCGTTGTATTGATTTATATTCAGGCGTGTTCTCTGCTTCTTTCAATAATTTTGTGTGTTCCCTGACCGCTTGTTTAAATGATGATTTATTGTTTATATCTTTTTCCTTGTCAGCCATCTCGTTGTAAAATTCAATACATTTATGATGAAAAGCAATAGGCCCAAGTGCAGAATATTGCTGACATAACTGCATCAACCTTCTTATATCAGTCCTATCTTCTTCGCTAACTTCCACTTCAGGCTCCTTTAATACCCTACTTCTAATTGGCGCTTCTTTAATTTTGAAATGATCTATAGCATCTTTAATAGAGGGAACAAAATTAGGTCTTAATAATTGTATAAATTGTTTCCAGCCGCTATCTATAACTTCCGGAGTAAACTCGCGTAATGCCTCTACCCACTCTATTATTTGGCGTTTATGTAAAGAAATTCTGCCTTTGTTTAACACGCGCAAATATCCATCAAAATCGTTAATGTACTTTGTTTGTATAAATTTAGAGTACTCACGCTTCTCATTGTCAGTCATTTGTTTATAAGGTTTACTAAAATCAGACACTATATTCTATCTCCATATCTTCTACGTTTTCTATAGATATACCATACATTGCAGCCCACTTATCAAACACCTTTTGTATTGAAGGCTCTAAATGTCTAACAACCTCTGATAATCTTTCAATGTAATTTGTTTTTAAATCGCAATCAGGAATGTTCTCAAGTAAAGATAACCAGCTTTTCATAACGTTAGGATTTGAAGGTGGTCTGTTATACTTTGCCCATTTAGGCAAGCAAATGACATTATTGTCATCATCAAATAAAAGCATACCTCTGTCTTGCAACTCTTTGAATGCATAATGAAATTTTTCTGAGTCCCAGCGCAGATGATCTAAACACGCACCAACACCTACGCTGTAAAAGCCCGGCAATGGTGTTTTAATAGGGCCACATAAAAAAAACAACCACAATAATTGTCCGTCCTGCGATAACCCTTTAAAGTCGGCAGATACCCAAGTTCTAACTGAAACCTCGTAATATCTCATTCAGATATTATTTTTTTAAGCTTTGTTATTGTAAGCTCTGCCGCATCGTAAGTATGGTCTTTTACTGAACCAGTTAACCAAGCCAGCACTTTTTCTTTTACATCAACGCATTTTTCATCATCAGCGAGCTCTTCAATCTTTAAACGCTGCTCATCTGTCATCGGCTTATCTTCCTCAAACTCAGCTTCAACCTTTTTTGCCTCAGTAACTTTTTTCTTTAGCTCTTGCGTTTTAGTTTGCGTTGCTGTAGCTACAACCTCTTCTTTAGGTGCGTTGGCCTGCTGCATCTCATCTTCTGTATACACTCCACTTAAATCATTAGGAAATGCTTTACGAAGAGCTAATGCTTCTGCGCACTTACCTAGCATAAGATAGGGCATTTTTTTCCACATAAAAGATTCACCGCCCTTAGGACAATATGCGTCCCATATAGCTGTCGCAGAAAAGGATACCTTTACACCTCCTACAATTTTATACACAGTCGCTGTAGCTGTTATTGGGTGCTCCATCTTTGCTTTTAACATATCAAACATTGACATATCATTATTAAATAGATAATCATCATTACCAGCATACTTACCAGTGCGCTCTGCAATAGCCCTAAATCCATCAATACCGGTTTGTATAGTAGCTTTACCACCACGCTTAATAAAATGTATCTGTCTACTTAATGGATCTAATCCAGTTCGGCTGCATTGGTACAGAAATAACCTTAATTCATTATCTGATGCTCCAACAGCTACTGTTTCTTTAATTGTAGTGATTTGACCTGGGGTAAAGTCAACATCTTTCATTGCCAAGCTTGTTTCTTTGCTCATATAACCTCCTATAATGGTTTAATTCTAAATGGTCGTGATACGCTTTTGTAGCTATACTTAGCGTATGTTTCAGGGTCGTCTTTCTTAAGTGCGGCGCTCTTTAACCGCGTAGACTCAATAGGTTTATAATATAATCTAAATCCAGTACAATCTACCAGCACTCTATCTCCAAGCGCTTCTTGTATTTCACGTTTCTTGCTATCAACAAGCTCAGTAGCTTCTTGCTGCAGATCTTTCATTGTAACATATTCTTTCATAAGAACGTCAAGTGAATTGTCTAATGGTATGTCATTAGATTCAACTTTTGCTAATTTCATTAATTGCTCACCCTGACAAGTGTTCCTAAACTCACAATTACTGCAACGCTTATCTTTCACATCAAGCCTATCAGGAGCGGGGCCATTCTCCACCATTCTCCAAAAACTTTCTCCTGCTTCTTCAATAGAACGCTGCAATTCTTTATCTGCTTCAATATCAAAGCTAATAAACTCCCAGTTATCAGCCCAAAGAATAGCATAACTACCCCACTGCCTACCAGTTGTTAATAAATAATGCTGCATTTGAAATATCCAGCTATCAGGTATCCCGTCATCTTTAATCTTGTAATACATAGGACGGCCAACAGATTTACATTCTAATATACCAGTGCCTTTGTCGTCAATAGCTACAATCTCTGCATCTAAATGACACATAGCCCAAGGCAATTGTTCATTGTTTATCATTCGGTTAACGCGACGTATTTTACGTTGCGTAACTTCAGAATACTCATCTCTAATTAATTGCTCAAGCTTATTGCCTCGCTTCATTACGTTAGAAGTAACTACTGGATAATCAGGCTCCTGTTCGGTCTTTTCGTAAAAAAGTTTACGCTTACAACCATATGGTTCTGTATTAAAAAGGTGATGTATATCAGAACCGCCGAGTCCAGTCAGCCTTTCTTTAAGAAATTGCTCTCTATCCATTTTAATCTTTTGGCGTATTTAAATTGCCAAGTGCAATATAAAATAACCCTGGAGTTAATCTTTTTACATTGCCTTCTACACAACGACTTACCATTCTTTGAACTTCACGCTCAACAACATCATTGATTAATTTCATAGTGTCATCGCTTACCTGT